CACCAAGAACCAGTATAGGTCAGCCCTTGAGAAAGAGTTTTCCAAGGAGGTTAAACGCAAGGGCTTTATCTATGAGCCGTATGACGTACCTTATACTGTCTACAGGAAGTACAAACCAGACTTTGTGCATGAAGAGAAGAAGGTTATGGTGGAGGTAAAAGGTTTCTTTCGTATCGGTGACACCTTGAAATATAAGTCAATTCGTGATACAATATTAGAAGATGGTTGGGAATTGGTATTCTTACTGTCTAACCCTAACAAGAAGGTTCGTAAGGGTGGTAAGATAACGATGGGACACTGGTGCGACAAGGAGGGCTTCAAGCATTACACCCTGCATACTGCACAAGAACTTGTTAAATATGTAGAAGGAAAGTAACGATGTCACATACATTGGAGGAACTAAAGGAAGCCGTAGCAAGAGAGTACGATGCAGTGTTAGTGCTTGAAACCTTAGACATCTCTGTTGAGGACTTGTTGGAGGCTTTTGAGGATAGGTTAATTAGACACAGAGATTTATTTACGGAGGATGATTATGAGTATTGACGATGCGACCCCTGCGGAGTGGGACAGAGTCACCAAGAAGTACCCTAAGATTATGAAGAAGTATGAGCAGATGGTTAAGGATGAAGTCAACAGCCCAGAGCATTACAACTATGGTAAAGTAGAATGTATTGAAGCCATAGAGGAAAGCATGACACCCCTTGCGTTCAAGGGTTATCTAAAGGGCAACACCATGAAGTACCTGTGGCGTTATGAGCGTAAAGGCAAGGTAGTACAGGACTTAGAGAAAGCACAGTGGTATCTGAAAAAGCTACTTGACGTAGAGACCAGAGACCAATGAAGGGTCAGACACATGGGGGCAAGGGTTCATCCCAACGCCCCACAGACCCTAAGAAGTACGCTAGTAACTACGATGCCATATTCGGCAAAAAAGACAAACCAAAGAACAAGGAGAAGAGTAAGTGAATCAGTATCAACAGTTTATACATAAGAGCCGTTATGCCCGATGGTTGCCCGAAGAAGGCAGAAGGGAAACATGGGAAGAGACAGTACAGCGTTACGTTGACTTCTGGCTAGGTCGTAAGCAGATTACCGACAAAGAAGCTAAGAAGATATACGATGCTATCTACAATCTGGAAGTCATGCCTAGTATGCGTTGTCTTATGACAGCAGGGGAAGCGTTGGACAAGGACAATGTAGCAGGGTTCAACTGTTCCTACCTACACATTGATTCTCCTCGTTGCTTTGACGAGTTGATGTACGTCTTGATGTGCGGTACAGGTGTAGGATTCAGTGTTGAGCGTAACTTTATCAACAAGCTACCTGTAGTCGCAGAGGAGTTCCATCCTAGTGACAGCACCATTGTCGTAGCTGACAGCAAGATTGGTTGGGCTTCTGCGTTCAGAGAGTTAATCAGCTTACTGTATGCAGGGAAAATACCTAAGTGGGATATGCACAAGGTACGCCCATCTGGTGCTAGACTTAAGACATTCGGTGGTCGTGCTAGTGGTGCTGAACCTTTGGAAGCCCTGTTTAGTTTCTGTGTAGGTATATTCCAAAAGGCACAGGGTCGTAAGCTGACCAGTATTGAGTGCCATGATATATGCTGTAAGATTGCAGAGGTTGTGGTCGTAGGTGGTGTACGTAGGTCAGCCCTTATCTCCCTGTCCAATCTGTCAGACCCCCGAATGGCTAAAGCTAAGTATGGTGATTGGTGGCGTAACGAAGGTCAGAGAGCATTGGCTAACAACAGCGTAGCGTACACAGAGAAGCCAGACTTTGAATCATTCCTGTCTGAGATGCAGACTATGTATGAAAGTAAGGCAGGGGAGCGTGGCATATTCAGCCGTATCGCGGCACAGAAGGTAGCCGCTAGGAATGGTAGGCGTGATAGTGAGCAGGACTTCGGTACTAACCCTTGCTCTGAGATTATCCTACGCAGTAATCAGTTCTGTAACCTGTCAGAGATTGTGGTACGACCAGAGGATGACCTCAAAGACTTGAAGCGTAAGTGTGAGGTCGCGGCAATCATAGGTACACTACAGGCTACCCTGACGGACTTCCGCTACCTACGTAACGTGTGGAAGAGAAACACAGAAGAGGAAGCCCTATTGGGTGTCAGCCTAACAGGGATATGTGACCACTACTTACTAGGTAAAGATGGTAAGGACTTAGAGCGTTGGCTTACGGAGATGAAGGATGTTACTATTGCAACCAATAAAGAGTGGGCTTATAAACTTGGCATTAATCAGTCTGCGGCTATTACATGCGTTAAGCCAAGCGGTACTGTATCTCAGCTTGTTGATTCTGCTTCTGGGATTCATCCTCGTTTTAGCAAGTACTACATTCGCAGAGTACGTTCAGACAAGAAAGACCCACTGGCACAATATATGGAGGAAGCAGGATTCCCTGTAGAAGATTGTGTAATGAACAAATCTACAAAGGTGTTTAGTTTCCCCACCAAGTCACCTAAGAACAGTACAGTGGTGAAAGACGTAGGTGCTATGCAACAGCTAAGACTATGGAAAAAGTACCAAGACCACTGGTGTGAGCATAAGCCAAGTATCACTGTTTATTACACAGATGACGAGTTCCTGCAAATAGCACAGTGGATTTGGGAAAACTTTGATGCGACTAGTGGGATTAGTTTGTTGCCTGTGAGTGACCATGTTTATCAACAAGCCCCTTATGAAGATATAACTTATGATAAGTACAGAGAGTTGGTTAAAGGTATGCCAAGTGATGTAGATTGGAGTGAGTTAGAGAAGTATGAGAAGGATGACAACACGACAGGCTCTCAAGAATTAGCCTGTGTAGGTGGAGCATGTGAGATAGTGTAGTAAAACTAAGGGAGCGTAATGCTCCCTTTTGTTTAATCATCATCAAACATTTCTTTTGTAAGTAATCCTGTACCTGCTATAGTAACACCTAGTTTAGCCCTAGCCTTATTAGCCCTTCTTATGTCAGCCTTAGTAACAGGTGGTTTACCTGTAGCCATAGCCCTTAGAGCATAATTAGTACTACTCTCGTACTTATCTTTTACGACCCCTGTAATCTCTTCTAGTGCTTTTTCTGATTTTGCTATCTCTTCTGGGGTTAGTCTAGTTGCTACTTGTTTGTTGCTGTACTTAGCACCCTGCTTAATCGAGGATACGATTATAGGCTGTGCGGTTATTAAGCCTTTACCGCCTATTGGGTTAAATCCCATGATGTCGTGTCCATCACTAAGCATGGCGTACATTTTCTCTGTTTCAGGGTCAACAGCCACAAAAGCATTGACACCCCCAAGTTCTTTTTGTCTCGAGTTATATGCCTGTTGTGTCACTAAGTAACCATCTGGCTCTCTTATGTTGTTTATGTTATGGTTACTAACTATGTTCCCTGCTTCGTCTTTAACCGCAGACAGGTCTATTTGTTTGGTTCGGATAAGTCTATTATACTCTTCTAAGACTTTCTTTTGCGCTCCTTTTACTTCCTGTCCTGCTTGTATTTTAAGTCGAGCCGTAAGTAGGTCATTAAGTATTTCGTTGGGCTGTCCTGTAACTCCTCTGCTTTTCAGCTTACGTATAACATCAGCATCTAAGGTAGAAGATATTTGCATAAACTCTACCATATCCCTGCCAGTAAGTTTTGTCTTGTTTGAGCCAGTAATTTTATTTAACCTTGCTAAATACTTCTGGTTAGCTGAACCTCGTAATGACCGAATAACCATAGCACCTGCGCTTTTTCCAGAGCCTACAGCTTCTTTATATCCATCACCGCCTTTTGTTGAAGGGTCTTTGATTTGAAATTCATAATCAACCATCTCTCGATTTTTTATATGAGAGCCGTTTACTAGGTGATTAGTCGCTCTGTTGATAATAGATTCTGGTATAACCTCTGCTCCTTCCTGTCTAAAGCCTGTGCCTATGCCAGATTTTATTCTATCTACTTCATCTATAGGTATTCCTCTATCTAGGTAGGCTAAACCTACTACGCTCTTTTCTAGTGCATTGTCAAGACCCTGTTGGGGTATCTGGGTGTTCATAGAGATAGCGGTATATTCAGAGTCCTTACCTACTTTGCCCTGCAACCCTTCTTCCGCTTTTACTTTAGATATACCAAACTCTCTTCTTCGGGCTACTTCTACAGGGTCAATACTTTCTCTGAGTGTAGTTGGTACTTTCTTTGCAAACTCTTTTACAAAATTTACTTTACCTCTTATCGGTTTGGTATAAAAACCATCAATTAACGTAGGGGTGTTCTGGGCGGTCTTATTAAGCAACCCACCGACACCAGTAGCATTAACGACTTTACCTGTACCCTTAATGAAAGGTCTGGCAAGTGTACCTAAAAGCGGTACAGCACCAATACCTGCCAAAGCCATCATACCATAGTTACCTTGGTCGTAATGTTCTCTAGCTTCTTTAGCAGAAATTATTTCACCTGAAATAGGCATAAAGGAAGCAAAATCATACAGATGACCTAATTGTTTCTTTTGCGCTTCTTCTGGTGTCAGTTGCCTACGTCTGTAGGGCATACCCCTTTGTCTTTTCTTTTGCTCTTCAAACGTATTTTTCATTAATCTCTACCCTCTTCCTTGGATTGACGATACATCTCTTCTAGTTCGGAGAAAGTTCTAAAAGCAAGCGTAGGTGTCATCATACCCGACTTAAGTGCCGCCTTGCCTAAATTATTAGTTAAATTCATTAACTCTTTAGGAGGCGTATCGCTAGGGGCAGACAATATTTTATTAGTCAGTGCTAACATTTGTTTGTTTTTAGCGAGGGTGTTAAAAAGTACAGGACTAGCCATGTATGTTCCTAATA